GTGCTTCGACATGTCGATCGGGCCCTCATGCCATCTAACTTGTTGATATTGGTGGCGACCCCGGGAGGAATCGAACCTCCGACCAACAGCTTAGAAGAACGCTGCAGGATCGCCGGTTAGGACTGGTTAGGGCCGGATAGCGCGGAAAAATCAGCTAGACCAACAATCCCAAGCGGTGTTAGAGGCGTGTAGAGCGGGATAGCAAGTGTCCCCAAAGTATCCCCAAGGTTGGAACCTGGCTGTGAGATTGACCGAGAAGGACGTTGCCGAGTTGGCCTTGGCGAGGGGCAAGAACGAGCGCGAGATTGCGGACGATGCCGTGCGCGGACTGCGCCTGCGCCTGCGTCGGACTCGTAATGGGATAACCCGCAAGTGGGTCTACACATACCGAGACGCAACCGGCCGTCACAGCTTCACGCGCGACACCGCCGGCATGACGCTCGCCTCCGCCCGCAAATGGGCCGGAGGGCTGCAGGCGGTTCGCCGGGTTGGCCGCGATCCCGCGCAGGAACGGGAGGAGGGGCGGCAACAAGCCGAGCAAACATTCGGGGCGGTGCTCAAGACCTATCTGCCATTGAAGGCCGAGACGGTTCGGCCGAGCACCCGCACCGAGATCGAGCGGCACCTGCTAGTGCATTGTGCGCCGCTGCATCGGCTGCCCTTGAGCTCGATCACCACTGGCGTGCTGTCTGCGCGGCTGGCGAGTATCGCGAAGGAGAGTGGCAGCACCACCAGCGATAACGTCCGGCGCACCGTGAACGCGTTTTGGGTGTGGGCGATCCGGCGCGGTCTGGTCGAGACGTCACCCGTTGCCGGGGTTGAACGGCGGCGCCCCAAGAGCCGCAACCGGGTGCTCGATGCTGATGAGCTCCGCGCGGTCTGGCAGGCAACTGGCGATGACAGCGACTTCAGCATCATCGTACGCATCTTGCTGCTGGCCGGAATGCGAGCCGCGGAGGTTGCCGGGTTACGCTGGTCCGAGGTGTTAAGCGATCGCATCGTGTTGCCAGGCGAGCGCACCAAAAACCACCGGCCGCACACGATTCCGATCACGCCGCAGATTGCCGGCTTGCTGTCGTTGCGGGGGCGCACCGGTACGTTTGTGTTTGGACGCACCGCGCACAGCGGATTTTCCGGGTGGAGCAAGGCGAAGAAGGAGCTCGACCAGGCGACCGGAATCTCCAAGCCCTGGGTGCTGCATGATTTGCGGCGGACACTCGCGACCGGGCTCAACGAGCTCGGTACACCGCCACACGTCGTCGAAGCCCTGCTTAATCACGTGAGCTTCAAAAGCGGAGTCAGCGGGGTCTACAACCTCGCCGGCTACGAAGGTGCCGTGCGGCACGCTTTGCTGACTTGGGAGGCGCACGTTGTGGAAATCGACGAGGGGCGGATTGCGGGGGATCGCGTGGTTCCGCTGCGACGTGCTTAAGTTAAGCGGACCGCCCGGCGTTGGTAGCGCCGGGTCGGTCCTATCCAAACCATTGGGGAAGCAATGGCCGGGATTTCCGACGAGTTTAACACGCTCCACGCGACGCACTGGGTAGCTGCATCCGAAATCGCTGCCCGGATGGCTAGCCATCTTTCTGTCAGGCTCAACGACGGGGTCGTCGACCGTCGTATGCGCTCAGTGCTGAAATCAAACCCGTGGCGGTTCGAGGATTGCGACGGCATCCAACATGCTTGCACAGATATTTCCGAGGATGTGCTGACGTCGCCGGAGCGCTCGCGCTTTATCTGGAAAAGGAATCAGGGAGTTCAGTTGCGGCAGAAGAGCCTCAGCGAAGAGAGGTGGGTGCAGAGGGATGTAGTCACCCGAACGGTATTCGTTCCGGTTCCTGGCACCGAGATGCTTCGGATCGAAGTCCTCCAACGGGTGAACCAGTCTTCGGAACCCCGGTCGGAACCGACCCCGCCCCATCAAACGCCGAAGCCCGAACCCAAAGTCATCTTGCCCGCAAAATGGTTCGCGGGCGCCGTGAGGGACCATCCGCAGCATAAGGGGGAGGGAGAGGCCGCCTATGCTGGGCGACTTCTCGGGCTGATGCGGAAGGCTCCAGTCACCAAGGTTTGGGAGCAAAGCACCATGGAGCGAAGGCTGTTGGACACCCGCAAAAAAGGCGCAAAAAGCCGCAAAAAGCCGCAACACTCCCGGCTAAGACAAAAACTCTAATAATTTCCAAGGGCGCAGAAATTTTATTTTGCGCCTTTGCTTTGCGCTTTTTGCGGACGTGTATTCTGATGCATGAACGCACGCGCCAAGATCCCCTTCGACCCAGAGCGTGAAGCTTGGCTGAATGGTCTGATCCCCGTTGCCGAGGGCGCGGAGGTTCAAGACACCGCAACTGAGTCTTTCAGGGAGCGGGCCCGGCGGGACGGCGAGCTAATCAAAATCAGCGAGCGGATCTATCGCGTGCGTCGACGCTATGCATACGGGCTTTAAGCCCTTCTAACTGAAGTTTTCACAGGTTTGAGGTGATTGCGAGGCGTTTCTCGCCACGCTGAAGAATTGCGCCTGTTCGGTGCGTCGCTGCCGGCGCCGGAAGGAATAATCATACACAGCGCAGCAAAAGGGCCGACACGCTCTAGGAAAGTGGCCGGCCCGATTCAAGAGGAGTTCTTCAATGCATGGGTTTCATAAGTCGACTCACCGCCGCGGTCAACACCGCCCCTATCAGCGCCGTGGCCGCCATTTCCGCAACGGAGACCGTGCCGCGGCGCTGCGGGCATGGACCGCAGCACGCATCCTTCTTCGACGTCCGCTCGGCGCTGCCAACCTGAACCAAGTGGCTGACATGACAGGCGCCAATAAAGCCTACGTCGCCGCCATGCTCGCGGTGATGCAGGCCGAGGATACCGACCTGGAGCAGAAGGTGCTCGCCGGGGAGGTGCCGGTGCTCAAGGCCGCAGCCGCCATCAAGACGCGCGTAGCTCTCGTAAAGGCCCTGCGCTCGGCCTCGGCGGCCGACCTTGCGAAAGCCGGCGCGATGATCGGCGTCGATTCAGTCTTCGATCGCATGATCGTTCCCTCGCTTTGACCAACAAACTCAGCCGCCTTGCGTGCGACGGGGCGGCATCTTCCAGGAGAAATCCCATGTCGCTGATCACCATCGCCGGCCTGATCTCGGAGAGGTTTAGCCTCGATACTGGGCTGTCGGAGACAGAGCGGATTGCGGGCATTGTTTTAGCTCTCACGGCCGAAAGTGAGCCACCGAAGTCGCTTTGCGCGTCGAAGACCTCGATCCCGACACCGCCAACCAACGACGCGATCTGCTGGCTCGTCGCCAAAGCGATGCTCATCCAACACGATCACGATGCCTTAGCGCGCGTCCTACAGGAGCAGAACGATGAGGAAAACGAAGAGGAGGACTAAGAGCAGCTGATTCAACAACGAGAGACCAGGCAGTTCGAATCATGAAATCCAAGTCCGGCAGCAGCTCCTTCATCCTGCTACTTCGCCCGCTGCCGGACACCGACGCGATCCGCGAGCTGCGATGGATCCTGAAAAAAACTACATCGGCAGCACGGCTTCCAATGCACCGACGTCAGAGAGATTCGCAATGCAGACAACGACACATCGGACTGACGGGTACTCACCTGAACTGACCCAGCAGATCCGCAACACCGCACGTGGGATGGCGCATTGGGCCCGCACCGGCCCCGCCGGGAAGATCTGCGCGCAATGCCAGCACTGGAATTACTGGCGCCAAATTTACAACCGCAGCGGTGCCGTAGTTCGCGCTGAGCAACACAAATGCTGCGAGAAGTACGAGCGGCTAACCGGCCGGAAGGGCCCGCAAATCAACAAACAACTCTTCGCCTGCCGACACTTTCAAGAGCGCACCGCTGGGTCACAGGAGAAGAAAATATGACCAGCAATGTCACTGTTCGCCCCGCCGTGGCGGATATGCGCAAGAGGCTCGAGGCCGGCAAAGCCCGTCTTGCCTGCATCGTCGACGCAACGGAGAGCCGGGAAGCCACCTGGGATCTAACCTCGCGATTGCAGGCCCAAATGTTCGATGTCGCCGCCGGCGCCGGTCTCGAGGTCCAACTGATCTGTTACCGCGGCTTTAACGAATGCTCAGCATCGCCATGGCTGACCAACGCACTCGCGCTGCGCACGATGATGGAACGAATCCATTGTCGATCCGGACATACCCAAATCGGGCGTAGCCTACGCCACGTCAAAGCCGAGCACGCCCGCAGACCGGTCTCGGCCACGGTGCTGATCAGCGATGCCTTCGAAGAGATCGCGCCCGACGTTTATCTCGAGGCGCAAACGCTCGGCGTGCCTATCTTTGCGTTTCAAGATGGCGACGACCAGTCAGTTGCCCGCGTCTACCGGCGGATCGCGGAGATCACCAATGGCGCTTACGCCGCATTCCGTCCGGGTGCGGCCGAGCAGCTGGCCGAGCTCCTTAAAGCCGTTGCCGCATTCGCTGCCGGCAGTCTAGCCGCACTCGAGCATCAGGGCACCAAGGGTGCCCGACTCCTGCTGACCCAGCTGCGGGGGAACGCGTCATGACCCCCAGAATTATCAGCGCCGACGAACGCCTCGCCCAACAGCGTGGGCCCAAGATCCTGATCAACGGTCCCACCGGCGTCGGTAAGACGTCGCTCCTGCGCACAACCGCGGTCGATCAGGTTTTATTTGTCGACGCTGAAGCTGGCGACCTTTGTATACAGGATCTTCCGGTACCGACAATCGTCATCGAAACCTGGCATCAAGCGGTCGATCTCGCCTGCCGGATCGGCGGACCGAACCCAAGCTATCCGCCGACCGCCAGATATTCCGAAGCGCATTTCAATGCGCTGGGTGGATATCTCGAGGGGCTCGAGCGCTTCCAAGTGATTTTCCTCGACAGCATCACCCAGATCGGCCGGCTGTGTCTGCGCTGGGCCGAACAGCAACCCGAATCCTTCACCCGCAGTGGACAGAAAGACCCACGCGGCGCCTACGGTCTGATGGGCCGCGAGATGATTGCGCTCTTACAGCAATTCCAGCGCACCCGTGACAAGACGGTGATCTTCGTCGGAGTCCTCGAGAAAACAACAGACGAATTCAATCGTTCTGAGTGGCGCCTGCAGCTCGAGGGCCAGAAGGCCGAGCGCGAGCTGCCCGGCATCGTCGACGAAATCATCAGCATGGTTTGGATCGACACCGCTGACACAAAGAACGTTCGCGCCTTTGTATGCACCTCGCCGAATCCCTGGGGCTTTCCAGCCAAAGACCGATCCGGCCGGCTCCAACAACTCGAGCCGCCGGACCTGGGCAAACTAATTATCAAGCTAACTAGCAAGCAGCAGAAGCGGAAGGAGAACTAAACAATGACGATAAATCTGAATGACGCGGGCGAACAGCGCGCCCTCGAGCCCATTCCAAGCGGGCAGGTCGTACGTTGTGCAGTCAAGGCCCGCCCCGGCGGCGTTGGCGAAGATGGCTGGTTGCATCAAGCGACCACCGAAAAGGGTACCAGCGAGAACTTGGATCTCGAGCTCACCGTGATCGAAGGCCCGTTTAAAAACCGCAAGATATGGACGAAATACACGGTCAGCGGCAGCTCGCCCAAGCATGTAGAAGCCGCGGAAATCTCACGGCAGGCGTTGCGCGCCATGCTCGAGAGCGCCCGCGGAGTCAAGCCAAGTGACAAGAGCGAAGCCGCCGCCAAAGCACGCAATATCGAAACCTGGGGCGAGCTCAATGGCCTAATCATCATGATCAAGGTTGGCGTCATTCCGGCGCAAGGGCAGTGGCCGGCGAAAAATTCGATCTCCTACATTCTCACGCCGGAGCAAAGCCAGTGGGCCGCGCCGTCAGCTGAAGAAACCGCAGCGGCGGCCGCAACAGTAACTACGACCGCCGCCGCCGCACCCGCTGCAACACCCGCGGCCGCTGTCGCTACCCCGGAATGGGCCAAGTGAAATGAACGCGGAACTCGAGCGTGAGGCCGCGTGGCAGCGTCGCGCGATGGCGGAAGCCACCGCGGGCGCTCGCCGCCTGGCGGCCAACTGCAGCGCCATCAACCCGGCGGCGCCGTTGGCGCAAGTCACAGAGGAGGGATGGGGATGGCTGGCGGCGGAAATAATTTTTGCCTGGATACAGGTGCGCGTCGAGCAAGCCGTCGAAGAAGGCCTTCCGTTTGAATATTGCCTGCGTCGCGCCGCTCCCCGCTCCTGTGACGAGGGCGTTGTCGCTGGGATCCTACCCGAACTGGGCAAGCTGGATCTGGATTGGTCAAAGCCGCTTAGTCAGTGGTCGCGCGGTCAGATGATCGGCTTTCTCAGCGCGGCTTACGCCCTGATCGAGCGCGCCCACAACGTTCTCGAGAACAGTCCCGACAAGGGGATTCTATCGAAGGCACCGACCACCAAAGCCGCCCGCGATCTTAACGACGAACTTCCATTTTGAGGTGCGGCAATGCCGATCAATCTCAACCGCTCCAATCTCAGCGACAAGCCGCTGTCGGTCGCCATCAACCAGGCAATCGAAGCGGCTCAACCGCCTGCCGAGAACGGCCGGAACTATCTCGGCGCATCGGCCGTCGGGAGCGAGTGCTCGCGCAAAATTCAATTCGATTGGATGGTCGCTGAATCGGTGACCCCGGCGCGGACATCGGATATTTTCGAACGCGGACACTTCTTTGAAGCGCGTACCCGCGAGCACTTGATCAAAGCCGGATTTAAGTTCGCTCTGCCAAAACAGCTCGCATTCATATCAGCCGAGGGATTATTCAGAGGCCACGCCGACGGAATCATCGTTGGTGGCCCAGAGATTTGGGATCTCAAGTTTCCGTGTCTCTGGGAACACAAGTGCCTGAAGGCGCAAAGCTGGCGCGCAATCGAACGCGACGGCTTAATCGGGCTCTTTGAGATCTACGCCGCCCAAGTTCAGATCTACATGGCGTATCTCGACGTCGTCGAAAATCCGGCACTGTTTTCCGTGACCAATGCCGACACCTGCGAGAGCGTGCATTTCCTAGTGCCGTTTGATCCACAAGTCGCACAGGCCTGGTCGGATCGCGCCGTCACCATCATCGAAGCAACCCGGGCCGGCGAGCTCCTGCCGCCGTTCACTGATGATCGTGAGCACTGGAAATGCAAGGCCTGTAGTCACCTCGAGCGCTGCAAACAATGGTCACCGAAATCGCCGGAGCCGACGCCCGTAGTGGTCGCTCCAGATGAGCTCGACATCCCTGACTATCTGAGGCGCGCGTGATCACACTGCTCACCATAAAGGCGCGCGCGTCTCGACCTGTTCGGAGATGACCCATGCCGCACAATTCCAACGCGGATTTCGAGGAGTGGTTAAAGGCGAATCCGGCTCCGAGTTGATCAAACAATTCGGCAGCTACAGCGCACACTCGCGAAGCTTGGGCCGAGTACGAAATCGCAATGGTGGTCTGGCAAGACCACTATCGCAACCGGCACGGTGAACGATCATGAGCGATCGATATGTCTGCCCACTCAACAAGCGCCCCTGTGACTGTGACCCTACGGCAGCGAATCCCAAGCTACATCCATGCGCCAGCGCAAAACATATCGGCAAGTTGATCCGGCAGATGGCGTCCAATGAAGGTGACGGAACCAACGCAGCAAGGATGTTGCAACTATTTATCCCGGGGACGGGCCTGACCTTCAACGACATCGCCACCATGGTCGAAAACTGCAATGGCGAAATCGAGCAGTACAAATACAGCGACAACGACGCCAAGGGGTTCTTCGACCTAGGCGTACAAAAAGGTCAAGAGCGAGCCCACGAATCCGGCACCGATTTCTGGCCTGGCGGCGTCCCGCAATGGGGCAAGATCGCGCTTTGGTGCCAAGAGCGCAGCGCCCGCCTACGCCCCAACGAGCAGCAATTCATCGACGACATGGCCGGGCAAACCCAGTTTCGCGGGCCGACGCCCAAGCAGGCGCAATGGCTGATCAGCATCTTCCTGAAGCTCGGCGGCAAACGGGAGGCGACGACGATATGAGCACCAATAACGGTGGCACCCCCAAAACGTTTCAAGGCGATCTCACGCAGCTGCCGGCATCGGCACTGGGCCCGCTCACAGCGGAGTCCCGTTGGGTTGTTTGGCGTTGGGTGCAACGTGTCGACCCAAAGACCGGCGAGGTAAAATGGACTAAGCCGCCGTACATGCCGCACAGTCCCAGCGCGCCAGCAAAGGTCAACGATCCGTCGACTTGGGGTAGCTACTTCGATGCTGTGACCGCGGTCATGAACGGGCAAGCCGATGGCATTGGCTTGGCGCTGCTCGGATCCGGCCTCGCCGCCGTAGATATCGACCACATGCGCGATCCTGTCACAGGGGAGACAACTGAAGAGGCGAAAGAGCTTATTGCCATTGCCGAGCGCGGCGGCTGCTACGTTGAGATCACACCCAGCGGCAGCGGATTCCGAATTATCATGTTGTCAGCAGGGGACGAAGTTCATCGTCGCTTTACGATCGACGCCGCTAATGGTCGCGGAATTGAATTTTATCGCAATTGCGCGCGTTATATCACGATCTCCGGCCTCGAAATCGACCCAGTAAAAACCAACCTAGTCGATCAAATCCCCGCGCTGGGCCAGCAGCTTCTGGAAAAATATGAGGCGCGCAACGCGCCATCCCACAAGGGAATCGATCTCAACCAAGCCGGGCCGCAGCGCGCGATCGAGGAGCACTACCGCGATCTAATCGAAAACGGCGTCCCGGTCGGCCAGCGCAGCGAGGCCTTCAGCAAGGTGGTTTGGTATCTGGCGAGTTTAGGCTGGTCGGCCGAGCAAATCGTGGAGGAGCTCGAACGATTCCCGAACGGCATCGCTACGAAGTACGCCAAGCGGCTCGATAAGGCGGTCAACCAGTCCTATGCGAAGTGGGTCAAGGCGCAGGGCACCCAAGCCAAAGGCCGCGGCGCCGGCTACGTGCCGGGCGTAGGGCCGGTCGCTCCCGGTAGCGCGCCCAGTACCGCACCTCTGAAGCCAGTGATCCTT